GTCTAAAGTCTAAGTTGTCGGTACCATCACAGCATATATGCGTGGTGGGGGGGGGTGTCGATACCTTATGTAGTGGTTTTCTGGAATTGTATTACTAGATATTGAGGTGAGCTAACCTGGTAGAAGGTTACGCTGCTGGTGAGATGCAGCGTAACCTTCCTGCTTTTAAAGATAAGGGTTATGTAAGTAATTGGTACGTTTAGAATATATTCTTACATTCCAAGTAGGTCTGTATTTTTGTATCCAACGTCTTTCATACCAACGTATCTTATGGATATCTTTCACTCGTAAGATTTTAACATCACAATTCAATCGTTCTAAATTGTAGTTCCTCAATCTTTGGTGGACATCAAACTTGGACATACCAATATATTTAATCACACCATTAGTTCGAGATATAAGAAAGTATATACCCCCGAATTGCTCGGGGATATAATCGGGTTTAAGGTTAAAAATTCTAGCCATTAGAATTAATACCACTCATTTTTTCAAGTAAGTTTTTAAACTTATCAAAGTATTTTTGTTTTAGAAACTCAACGCATTCAGTTCCTTGATACTCTAATATAGTTTCCTCAACTACACTCTCTAAAGTTTTATAACAAAGTTCATAATCTAAAGAACGAATAACTTTACTATCCAATCGTTTAGAAATTTCCTCGCTTGAAAACTTTTTTTCAAGATTAGCATTAATTACATTTACTAGTGAATTATTGTTGCTCATTTAATACCTCATCAAGTAATGGTTTAAATTCACAACTTTCACTATCAACCAAAAACTCATTATAAAGTTTTGGAAACTTTTCTTTAAATGCAGTTGTGTCAAATCTTTTAGACTTTCTTTCAATCTTTTGAATTGAACCAACTACATTTTTATTTTTATCCTTAATGAATAAAACATTAGTTTTTGGTTTTTTATCAAATAATAAACTGACCTCTTGTTGTAGTAGTTCAATTATTTTATTTGATTGCTTTCTTGTCATCTTAATTGACGCGTAAGCATATTTTATCTTTTCAGCTTTTTCTAGTTCTAACTCTTTATAAACTGAAAAGTTTTTGACTTGTGTTATATTAATAGTCATTTGTTTTCTCCTTTTGTTAAGTTAGTAATTACTTTTACAAAATTAAAAAACTTATTACAACAATTATTTTATCTTTTTATAAACTTTTTTCATTTGCTCTATCAATTCAAAATATAACAAAATCATAATTTTCCCCCCGTGCAGACCTGTACTAATCTGTGGCATTAATATAAAACATGTTTCTTGCGAGAGAAACGAGGTTAATCGTCAAAGGTTTCAATGCTATTAACTAGGCAGATGAAACCAACGACGATAACCAACATTAAAAAGTAATCCATTACCCGATTGTAAATCCATTACTATCTTCGCAGAACTTAATGAACTCCTCTATATTTTCCATTGTAAAGGGATAGGAACTACCATAATCATATCTCTTTTGTATCCATTCCCAAGTATCGTGGTCGTCTTTAGGATAATCACACGGTGCTAGGTTTTTATTTCCTGTTTCTTTTTCAACCTTATCACGCAACATTTCATGCAACTTCTGAACTTGTGCATTGTTTCTTTCAGCTTTCTTTTCTTCTTCCTCTACCTCTTTGATAGCTTTTGAAACCGTGCCGTCCTTAATTAAATGTTTTAATTGTTGTGCGATCTGTTTTGCAACTTCGCCCGACACCTCATGCCCATTGTTGAATTGCCAATGTTCTTTGTCTTGTTCCTCAATTACTCCTGTTTGTCCTACTACGAAGTCAGCTAATCTTCGCCAATGCCATACATTGTTTCTGAAGTATTCGCCTTTTTCTGATGTGTGATTTCCTGTGCTATATAAGTCAAAGCCCATGTTGTTCTCCTTTGTTAAGTTTAGTTCCTTACATATAAGCATATCTTTATAAGATGTCAAGAATAAAAATATCTTCAAGCAAAATTCCACCACAGCTTCCGCCCGCCCCCTGAGATTCCAAATTCTAACCATGTGCAACCAAAGTTGCGTTCGTAAACGAGGTACGAGAGTCATCACAAGAGCTTTATCAGGATCATTGCCAGCAGGGCCCCCAGTGTCAACAGGGACCTGGGGCTTACCAACAGCAGTGCGAGAAGAGCGAGGATCATTGTCCACGATCCTCGAGCAAATCCTGGGCATTAACTTCTACAGCCAACCATACTAGATCGTTCTTCAATTGTGCAAGAGATCCAGCTTTGGAAATGTTTCCGATGTAGGCCATGATACTTTGACCAGAGTCATCCGCGAACCGTGCAACCAAATCCCAGATCTCCTTCTCATGATCATCGTGGAACTTACCAGTCTCCCCATAGTATATTAATCCCGACACTCCACCAGAGCATCCGTGCTCAGCGACGTCCTTGATGGTGAGCAGCTCCTGCTGCTCACGCTCTTTCAACCATTCTTTTATGTTCATGCTTGATCCTCCGATATTTCTATTAAGTTGTCTTCATCGATGCCTTCGCACATACTACTATGGTCTCCATCATATTCGTAGAAACGCATCTCACCATTCGGTGCCTCCTTGTAATATGTGAGCTTCCAGCACATCAATGGCAGCTCTGCCCAGTTTACTTTTGTCTTCATTCTTGATCCTCCGATATTTCTTCATCCATTTCTTCTTCTTCACAACCTGTCTTTTCTTCAATTATAGAATCAAGTTTTATACGAAACTCTCTTTCTATTTCTTCCTTATCTATTACAACTTTATTATTCTCATCTAAGTTCCAGTAAACATTTTGTGTTATTGTCACCATATGATTACCCCCATCATAGTAAGAAGCATTAGTATGACAGCGATAACTGCCAGCTCAGGGATTATTGTATTCATTGTTCTCCTTATGTTAAGTTATCTTATCTATATAAGATGTTGAACTGCAGATGTCAAGAAGAAAAATATGTGAAAGGAAAATAGTTCAAGGGATCACGGAACACGGTGAGCTGCTCCTGAAGGGAGTCGAAGTCTAGTCATGTGAATCCAAAGATAGGTGTGAAACGAGGTACGAGGAAGGAGCGTGCTGGTGACGAGCCAGTGCTCCTTTCTCTAATGTGTAAGTCGGAGTTATTCGACGACATATGCTAACGAGATTACCAAATTGTAAATTCAAGTCAAGAAAAATTTTCAGCTCCCGCTGGAGACCCTGAGCTTCGCGGGCCGTGATCCATGTGCCCCAAGTACTGCTTCATACGAGGTTTTGCTTTGAACGAGGTACGAGGTTACTGAGCTGCTCCAGCGGGAAAGAGTAGATCCATCACCTGGGCCCAGTCAATCTTAGTTGGGCCGAGGACGAGGGTCGGTTGTTCGTGTACCGAGGATAACGAACCAGGGTCAATGGTACTCGGGCTGTAGAATCTAAGGGTCTTGTCCAAGAGGGGTCGGTTCATAATCCAAACATTACCACCATGCTTAATTCTTTTCTTCATCCACACAACTTGGTACTTGCTTAACCCCAAATCCTTGCGTGAGTTAGCCTTAAGTTCTAACCATACTTCTTGTCCATTATGACAAGCATTTACATCAGGAATACCAAGTTCAGTATGTGATTCTATCCTTGTAAAATGTGTATTTTTTAAATTGTTTTTAAGTAGTTGAAAGAGTTTATATTCGTTAGTTTTAGACATGAAAGCAACAGGGCAAGGTTATAGTTTTAATCTGTGTTTTCTATATCTTTTTTAATCATTTCTATGAGCCAAGGGTTGTCTCTGAAGACGGCCATCATCATATTTGATAATACATTTACAACAGATTCCTCATGCTCATCTTTCTCGAGGGCACACTTCTCTTGGTTCAAACCACTAACCTGTACAGCTGCATGCATGATTTCATGGAATATTGTATTAACTCTCTCCTGGCCACAAAGGTCATGTTGAATGTGTATTAAGTTCTGTCTGTAATCATATTCACCAAAGCAATCTGTCATCTGCCACTTCTTAAAATCTGGTCTTACATATTTAATTTTAATATCTTTATAACCAACTCTAACTTTATCAGGCAAACCTGTTGTCTCTACTTCAATAGGCTTCATCTGTTTAAAGTGTTTATTATTTTTCTTCTTCATTTTTGTCCTTATTATTAACTTTAATACTAACTATTCCAACACTTGATTGCACCATATCTGGATTGTGCACCATGTGGAAAGCTGTCCAAAAATCAGTCTTGGCTAATTTCAACGCTCTCTGGCGTAACGTCAATGATTTCTTTGTGATCACCGAGTTTACGTTCAAGCTCGCTAAGCCTTTTCTCAAGTTGCTCACGCGACATACCCTCCAAACTACTATGTTGTACTTCAGTTCTATTTACAAAAAATCCTGCCATTTGACCTATACTTTTTTCGGCATTGATAGCTGCATTGTATTGTGACTTATCAATAGCACCTTCTCTCA